AGGATGACCGTCTGCTCGAGTATTCGACCGCCGAGAAGGGGCAGCTCTTCTTCATTCCGTCGAAGGAACTCCTCGGACGTATTGCCGAGGGGGAATTGTTTTAGGGAAGCACTGATAAATTCTGCACCGCCATCTTGACGCATCTTTTTTGCCCGCACTGTGTCGGCAAATCCTCCACACAGCTTTTGCTATGCGTCCGGTTTGCCTCCTTGTTCGGACGAAAAAATCTACGCTAAGATGGTGCGGTTGAATTTATCAGTGCTTCCCTTAAATGTACGTATGTATCAACCAACACAAATGATGTGAATTTCTGTGAATGAGCAGGGGCCGTTGCGCGAAGTTTTCTGACCTGACCCCCAAAAGTTAGACTTAGAGGATCTAACTTTTGGGGGTATTGTAATGGCAAAATACAGTACAGAATGTAAGCTGAAGGTTGTGCAGGAATATCTTGCAGGACACGGAAGCTATGAAACGCTATCGAAACGTTATCACGTCCCACACACACCCTTACAGAGATGGGTAAAGGCATATAAGACATTCGGGGTGGATGGTTTGAAACCTTCCCACACAAAGAAAATATACACCTTTGAATGTAAGCGTTCTGCAGTAGAATGTTATCTGCTCACAGGGGCATCTTATCAAGACGCAGCGACCATGTTCGGTCTGAATAATTCAACCTTGCTTGTCCGTTGGACAAAGGAATATCGCAGCGGCGGCGTAGATGCCCTAAGACCAAAACCGAAAGGAAGAGCACCCGCTATGCCGAAACAGCGAAAAGAACGTCTGCAAGATATGTTACAAGACGAGACCGCGCAGCAGCTGAAGGCTCTGCAGGACGAAAATCTGAGACTACGCATCGAGGTCGCCTATTTAAAAGAACTCAGGAGGCTGCGTCTGCAGGAAAAGATGCAGAGCAAAAGGCAAGGATCGTCCACAGCCTCCGAGGAGAATTTCAGCTGAAAGACATCCTTGCCGTCACAGAGTTTCCCAAAGCAACCTATATGTACTGGCAGAAGAAATTTGCACGACCCGAAGTGCCGGATGAGCGGGAACAACTTATCCTTGCCATTCGCAGCGAACACAAAGATTACGGCTATCGTCGTCTTTGGGCACAGATGCGCAATCTCGGTCACACGATCAACCGTAAGGCAGTGCAGCGGATTGTGCAGAAGCTCAGACTTCAAGTACGTTCCTTTACGCACAAGAGCCGCAGATACAGCTCTTATAAAGGGGCTGTCGGGACAGTAGCAGACAATCTCCTGAACCGCAGATTCAAAACTTCCATACCGCATCAAAAGATTACAACGGATACGAGCGAGTTCAAATACTGGCTGCAGGGCGAGGATGGGAAGTCCGTTGCACACAAGCTGTATTTCGATCCGTATATGGATCTGTTTAACAACGAAATTGTCAGCTTCCACATTGGAAAGACACCGTCTGCGATGGGGATTCAGTCCGCACTTGAGGAGGCAATTCGTGTGACAGCAGATTGTCCTTATCGGCGCACCTTCCACTCCGATCAGGGGTGGGCATATCAGATGAAGTCGTACACGAAACGGCTGAAGGAGGAGAGAATCTTTCAGAGCATGTCACGCAAGGGGAACTGTCTGGACAACAGCGTGATGGAGAACTTCTTTGGACTCTTAAAGCAAGAGATTTATTATGGGCACGTCTACCATAGTTACGAGGAACTCAAGACGGCGATCGAAGAGTATATCGTCTACTACAATGAGTGCCGCATCAAGGGGTCTCTCGGCTGGCTCAGTCCTGCTCAGTATCGTCGCAAACATCTCGCCGCATAGAAAAAAGCGCAGGAAATTGCTTTCCCACGCTTTCAGGTCTAACTTTTGGGGGTCACTACATTTACACAATTTCGTTACAGCCCCTTTTTCATTTGGAATTACCGCGTGTTCGTTCAGCGTACTTTTTGCAGGAAGAGCCTCATGCCGTCGGTGACGTAACGGTAAATAGAGGAAGACCCTGCCCAGTACTCTCCGCTCGCATTCGGTATGTAGATGTCCGTATGCACACCTGCGCCAAGGCTCTTGACCTCGAGCCTGCCGTCAGAGAGGAACCGGCGATACGAATACGGCTTGCCAAGTCCATACGATTCAGAACCGTACATGGTAAATACGCGCGTATTCGTGTCATAGGTAAATGCCGCCCATTCGTCCCTATTATTTACGTTGACAATCATGTAGAGCACGCTCTTCGGCGGATTTGCCGTGTTCGTCTGCGGCGCCGCGTTTGGCGTTGCATCTATCTCTGTCATCTGCCGCGGCTGTGTTTTGCGCAGGGTGAAGTTCCACTGCGTCCCGACGTTCGGCACCTGCGAGGTGTAGGGGTATGTGATCCCCTGCTCCAGTCCCGCCACACTGTTGTCGAGGACAATCCGCAGCGCCGCCATGATGTACGGCGGCAGCTTGCGCTCACCGACGCCCGGGATATAGGCGATGAAGTCGCCCGATGCCTGTCTTTCATATTCGCCGTCGAAGATGCTGTCCTTGTCGACCAAATTCGTTACATAGACGCTGCCGCCGCCCGGACGGTACTGAATCCGCTGCGTCGGTCCCGCGCCATTGTAGATCGTAAAGGTTCTCGAATGGTCAAAGTCAAAGGTGACGTCCCATGACGACTGCGCCTCGTCCACGATCTCATATCGCCCCTGCTGCGGCGTAGGCGGAACGACGGTCAGCCCGCCGCCGCTGCTCCCGCTAGAAGAGGATGCGCCGTACGCGCCCGACGCGCCGCCCTGCGGCGGCGCATAGCGTTTTAATATGTAGGTGCCCTCGGGCGTCGTGAACCGCGTCTCGCCGATGTCTCCCTGATAGAGCGCGGCAAGCGCCGTTTCGCCCTGCATGAGTAGGATGGCGCAGGCAAGACAGATCGTCGACATACAGATTTTCAAAAGTTTCATTCTTTCACTCCTCATGTTTCTTCATCTCCTGATCATCATCTTCGGAGGTCGACATTATCTTCTCCCCCAAATCCACACGTTCACACTCCCTGCCAATACCCCGATACTGAGCGCCGCAAAGACATCGGCCGCATATTTTCCAAGGCAGTGTAACAACAGGGCTGCGACGAGCAAGCCTCCGATGCCTACACCCCCCATCCCCTCTTTGGATAGCCTTGCCGCGCGGGCAAGCTGCACGCAGTACAGTGTCATGAGTGCCAATAGTGCCTTACTCCAAGTCTCCATGCCCCACAACGCCCAGTCTGCCCATGCAGGCACGCCGGTCGATTCCGGCAAAACATACACAAAGATGGCCATACAAACATAAAGGCCGAACATCGCCCACAAAAGCTTGCGGAACTTAGGGTGCTCCTCTTGCGGTGTGTGTTGCGAGGTATACCGCCATAGATAGACAAACGCAAACACCGGTATAGAAAGTTGGAACATCTCACCGATATCCATCGACGCCCCGCCTCCTTTCATCCGCACGTCTTTTCATACGCGGAAAGTCCTTGAACTATGGATATAGTTCTCCCCCCCCCCATGGATTCTCCTGCTTATATGAAAAATATTTTTTAAATGGTTAATTACATTATCAACTTGCACAGTAACGTGCAACAATTTCCTCCTCAAGCAGATTGATCTTACTCGATGTTAAAGTTTTTTCAGATTTTCAAAAATCTCCCTATTGATCCAAATCCCTACACTCTCACCTCCGTCCCATCCCGAAACACCACCATCAGCCCCTTCTCCACGCCCACGCCCACGGTCACGCGCTCTACCATGCTCGCCCAAGGCTGGCTGTCAAACTCCGCCACAGGCTCCTTCTGCGCCTCAAGCTTCCTGATAAACCCCGCCAGCCTCTCGCCCTTGGCTGAGCGTTCTGCAATAGCCTCCGTCACCTCATCGAACCGTGCCTTGACCGTCTCGTACCGCTCCACCAAGCCGTTGTAGCGTTTCTGGTACTCTCCTTGGTCTTGAGCAATCCTCGCGTTCTCGGCGATGCAGTTCTGCGTCATCTCCACCAGCACCGCTAGTTCCTGCCCCAAGGTAGCTTTCTCCTGCTCCAACTCCGTGGTGTCACAGAGGGTCTGACGCACGAGCCGGGCATTGGCGGCAATCTCCTCCCGCTCCGTCACCAGCTGATTGAACGCCTTTACGAAAGCCGTTTTGATTTCCTCTTCCGTCACATGGGGCGTCTGGCATTTCTGCCCGTCGTATTTGTTGTTGCAGCGGTAGATAATGCGCCTGTATTTATCTGTGGAATGCCAAACTTTAGCGCCGAAAGAACCGCCGCACGCACCGCACCGGATTTTCCCCGAGAAAATGCTCACGCCGCTGTATCTCCCACCTTCCCGTGTACGACGCTCCATCTCCCGCTGCACCATCTCGAACACGGCAGGGTCGATGATGGCGGGATGGCTCTGTTCCACGAAGTAGCTTGGCACTTGTCCGCAGTTCTTGACGGCTTTCTTGGTGAGGAAGTCCGGCGTGAAGGTCTTCTGGATTCTCGCGCAGCCTGTGTATTTCTCGTTGCTGAGAATGCCCCGGATGGTCTTGGCGTTCCATTTCTCCTTGCCCGTGACCGTCAAGATGTGCCGTGCGGTCAGTTCCTTTGCGATCCTGCCGGCTGTCATACCTTCAAGGAAAAGCTGGAAGATGAGCCGCACGATCTTGGCTTGCTCCTCATTGATGGCAAGATTGCCGTCCTCGCCCTTATCGTAGCCGAGGAAGTGCGAGTAGCCGACGGAGAACTTGCCGTCGGCAAACTTTTTCCTGAGTCCCCATGTGACGTTCTCCGAGATGGATCGTGCTTCCTCCTGCGACAAGCTGCTGAGGATGGTCAAGAGGATTTCACCACGCGCCTGAAATGTCCAGATCGCCTCTTTTTCAAAGTAGACCTCGATGCCGTGCTCCTTGAGTTTCCGTATCGTTGTGAGGCTGTCCACCGTGTTTCTGGCGAAACGTGACACAGATTTCGTGACAATCAGCTGAATCTTGCCGTCCAGCGCATCCTGCACCATGCGGGTGAATCCCTCGCGCTTTTTCATGGAGGTTCCCGTCACGCCTTCATCCGAATACATTCCGGCGAACTCCCAGTCCGAGCGACTCTTGATGTAGTTGGTGTAATAATCCACTTGCGCTGCGTAGGAGGTTTTCTGATCTTCGTTGTCCGTTGAGACTCGTGCATACGCCGCCACTTTACGTTTCTCTGCGCTCGCCAGCGGCACTTCCGAAAATCTATGGATGCTGGCCGGGATGACCGTCACACTTCGCATCGCGCTCACGTCCTTTCCATCGTCTGTATTCAGCTTGCCGCCGCACTTGGACAGCATCGAATATCTCCTGCGTCACCAACGGCTCGTGGTCGTTTTTGATGACCTCTTCCTTCCCGCTCTCGGAGAACTGCGCCTTGATTCGGCGAACACCGAGGTAGAAGTCACTGTCCAGTGTGTAGGCGATCAGCTTGCGGGATATTTTCCCGCGAACGCTGCCATAGCCGTCAGCTTCCAGTTTTCGTGAGATATCGGTGATTTGTAAGCCGTCGAGGTAGTATTGGAAGACCAATCGGACTGCCTCGGCTTCTTTGGGAACGATCACATAGCCGTTTTTGCTCCATTGGTAGCCGAAGGGCTTCTTATGCGGGTCGGTACGCTTCTTCTCCGCTTTATTGTAATAGTGGATTCGCGCCGTCTTGACCGTGCCGTCATAGAACTGGAATTCCAAGATGTCTGTATCGGTGGTGCGGATTTTCTCTACGGTCTTGGCAAAGACATTCTCATCAAACTCCGTCAGCTCCAACACCTCGCAGGAAGCCTCCCGCAGTCGATAGCCACGGATGTTCCTCGCATCGCACGTCCGCTTGCGGATTTTGTCGTAGCAATACCAGTGTTCCTGCAAGCCATCGTGTCCATTGGTTCTGGTCACACCTTTGACGAAATGCGCACCGCATCTGCCGCAGATGATTTTCGCCGAGAAGCAGCTCGGCTTTACGATGCGATGCGCCGCCGGATTGAACTCGTAGCTCGCCCTGATTTTCTCCTGCACCTTCTCGAATGTCTCGCGGTCGATGATGGCAGGATGATTGTCCGTGATGTAGTAGCGCGGCAGCTGTCCCTTATTTTCGATGATCCTGTGCGTCCGAGGATTTTCCGTAATATAGCGTTGCAGGAGAACGTCCCCGACATAGACCATGTTCTGCAAAACATAGCGGATAAAGAACATGGAGCAGGCGTACCCGTGGCTCTCTAGCCAGCGGGAAGTCTGCCGAAGGGGTACGTCCCTCAGGAAATTATCATAGATCACCCGTATGGCTTTTGCCTCTTCCTCGCAGATAACGAAGGATTTTCCGTCCCATCGGTAGCCATAAGCTGCCGTGTGCCATTGCTCTCCACGCTCAAATTTCTTCTGGATTGACCACTTGGCATTGTCGGACTGGCTGCGGCTTTCCTCCTCAGCAAAGCCCGCCAAGATTCCAAGCATAAGTTCCCCGTCCGCCGAGAGCGACTTGATGTTCTCCTTCTCGAACCAAACGTCAATGCCGAGGGATTTCAGATGTCGCACCGTTTCCAAGAGGTCTACCGTGTTTCTGGCAAATCTTGAAATACTCTTGCACAGAATGATGTCGATTTTCCCGGCATCACAATCCTCGACCAGACGCTTGAATTCCGTCCTGCGTCGGATGTCGCCGCCGGAGATACCGCTGTCGGCGTACACCCCGACATAAATCCACGCGGGATTCTTCTGGATGAGATTGCTGTAACAGCTGACCTGTGCCGAGAGTGAATGATTCAGTCGGTCGGATTCCATGGAAACACGGGCATAAGCCGCCACTTTCTTTTTGGACGTAAGTGTCGCCACAGTCGGCTCTATGCGTGTAATCTTCATTTGTATCACCCCTCACCATATATCCCTCAACTTGGGCAAGGAGTCAACGCCATTCCCGCATATACTGTGCCGATCAGCGGTTTATATTTTTTGAGGAAGATTTGCTCCACACGTTCATACTCCTCCGGGGAGATCAGCCCCTCGGATTGCATACGGCGCACCATGGCCATGGTGGCTTGGTACATTTTCTCGTTATGAAACTGCTCCTTTGTCATGCTTTTTCTCCAAACCGCTCGGCGATGTAGCACGCATGAGAGCAGTATTTCCTTCGACTGTTGCCATAAATCTTGAAGGTTCTACCGCAATGATGACACGTCAGCCGATAGACAGCCTTCCGTTGCACAAGATGAAGATGACTGTTCCACCACTTCTGCCGACAGGCATCAGAGCAGAAGCGCCGCTTTTTCCTGCCGGGGACTTGCTCCATCTTCTTGCCGCAGCATTCACAAGCGGGGTCATGCTTTATGGGCACAGCTGTCTCCTGCCTCGCTATCGCCGATCTGCGGCAAAAAGACTTCACGGTGTTTTCGGACAATCCGATGAACTGCGCGATTTTCTTGTATCCCTCGCCCTTCATGCGAAGGTCTTTTATTTTTGCTTTCTGTTCGTCTGTCATCGTTCTGCCCCCTCTCTGCAATAAAAAGGACAGAAACACCGATTTTTAGCGGATTTTCCCACTGCCATAAAAATCACCTCTGTAAAAGGGCCACGGCAGAGGCAATACTTCATGGGTTTTGGAAAAAAAATTTTGCCCGTGGAGGAAAATCCATCCACGGGCAGAGCGTTATCCGTATTCATTTATCTCTGAGGCTGTGCATCATATCCTGCAATTTCTGTGGAACAGGAAGCCCCATCCGTTCTGCGTTCTCGATGATGGAGATTCCCTCATTCGAGATGTAGAAGAAGATCACAGCAGAGCGCAGGACGCAGCCACTCCCGATAATGTGGACATCGAGGACATTCGCCACACCCACAAGGGTGAAGATGCAGACTTTTTTGCAGATTCCTTTGAAGCCTATGGCACTGGACAGTTTCTTTTCCACAATCGCACGGAGGACTCCCGTGATGTAGTCCGTCGCGACGAATGCGACAAGTGCATAGAGCAGATCGTCAAAGCTGCCGAGGAACTCCCCAACCACGATGCCAATGCCCGCCGCATACAGACGTATTATCAAAATCTGATCCATTATCAAAGACCTCCTGCCTTTTTCCATTTCCCCAGATGATTCATCCTGCGCAGACGGTAGTTGTAACATCCACGCATTAGTTCCGTAAGCTGACCATCTTTCCATAAATATAAGGGCGAGCCTGTGCTGACAAGATATTTCCCCTGTCCCAGAGGGCAGAGACTTGTACGGGCAGTCGGATTCGTTTCCAGTTCCATAAGCAGCTCGTCCTTTGCACTGTAAATCTTTGAAATATACCTTTTCCCGGAGATAAGATAATCCAGATTTGCAGGAAAGCGCATATACATTCCATCATGGAGAGGATAACAGATGCTGTAATCCGGTGCGCTCCATCTGCTTTCCGAAGTATGGGATTCCCCTGTAACAGAGTCTCTTGACGTTGTTTTGGTTTTCTCCATCCAAGGCTCAAGATTGCTGCCATCGAAGAACACATAACGGTCTGTGCTGACATGGCTTCCGTTTTCCCCATGCTCTGATATGGAGTGCCATATCATCACTTTGAAGTTCCCAGCTTTATCCACCCGCCCGCCTTCTGTTTGACAGCTATAGAGGTCAGTGGGACCGGATACGGCGGGAGCACCAAACATCTGCACAAGATCGTAGGAGGCGATGACCTCGCCGTTGCATTTGACAGAGAGAACACTGTCACGCTGATCTGCCCCGATGAGAGGGAACACGAGAGCATTGACAGCTTCGAGGGTATAGAGATTTCCCCGCTCATCCATTTCGGCATCGAGCATTCCATAGCCTGAGACATACGCGAAGTGGCGGCTGCTGTTGACCATCCATATATCCTCTTGGGAAAAGCCGAGCGGATGGATCTTTCCTTTTGCGTAGTACGAATGGAGCATCTGGTTTTTTTGATCCTTCCACTTTATTTGGAGGAGCGGTATGCCGGAAAGGGCATTCGTTGGAATGTAGCTGTTGCCACTCTCGGCTTCATGCCCGTAGACGCAGCGACCATCCGTCCAGATCCACTCTCCCTCCCGAACGGTGCGATTCCCGATGCAGGTAAGCCACACCCCATCCGCAAGCACCCGATTCCCGCTCACAGCTTTCACTCTAGCCCTGTGCATAAGCTCACGCTCCCACGATAACGGCAGTGCCGCCCTTTGAAATCTGTACCCACACTAGACTGCCGTCTGACGTATTGCAGTCCACTACCGCACGAAATCGATAGGAGTGCTCGCCGATATGAACACGTCCATTCTGAATCCTTCCGCGCTGAGCCTGTGACTCAACCACCTTCGAGTTCTTTATCCCTGCCCGTATCGCCGCTGCGAGCCCCATAACGCCGTGCATCAAAACCACCTCACCATCTTGATTGTCTGCCGCAAAAGACGCGGCGTGAGTTCCACCGTGTTCGACTGAAGGAAGTATTCGTGTCCCTCGAAGCGGATGCGCTCGGTAAAATCGACGATGTGGTCAATGTCCGGGATGCCGCTACGAATCCGTGCGCGAATCTCCACCATGACCGTCTCCTGCGTCTTGCGATTGAGCCATTCGATCTCGCTCGTCAGCATTCGCAGATAATCTGCGCCCACAACGGGAAACTCGGTGTCGATGAGCGAGGAATACGGAAGTCCATCGTCACTAGCATAATGCGCACCAAGGCTGAGATTCGATTGCTCGACGGTGAACTGGCTTGCCTTGCCGCCGGGCTTACCCTGCGACAAACTGCTCCCCTCCAATACGCCGTCCACATAGACGGTAGTCGCATACCATCCGTAGCCGAGCGGCGCATGATAGGTAATACGCTCCGTTCCTTTCTCACGATTCCAATCCTCCCAGTCGTATTCCGTGTGCTTCTTTCCGTCATTGACCGCCTCGGTGGTACGTTCCCATTCCTTAAAGAGATACACATCTCGCCCCGTCATGGCGTAGGCGTAATCTGCGCGGCTGGTCGAGCCGTCCGTGTTGTGCGTCCGCTTTTCTGCGAGATACTCCCCATCGTAGGTATAGGTGCTGTATCCGTTCTCATTTGTCTCACGGACGAGAAAGCCGTTGGAGTAAGTGCGGCTAATCTCTTTGAACGAAATTGTGCCCGTGAAGGGAATGGGAGCAGTATCCTCCTCGTTGTGCGCTCCACTTTCATAATTGTTGTTCGCGCTGTGCCAGACGGAGCGCACGAGTTTCCGTTCGATGGTCGGCTGCGCGTGTGGCCAGTGCGTGATGTCAATGACAGACTCCTCCATGCCGCGCTGAATGATGTGGAGCGTATCTCCACGAATAAACACATTGATCTGACGCTGCGGCAGTTTTGCCGTCCAGCCGAACAGTGCCGCGATAAAATCATGATACGTCATCCCGCTGCCCTCGAAGTTCTGCGACGGTGTGAAATCATCGGTCAGACGATGTAATTTCAAACCAAGTGCCGCCGCGATCTCGGTCGCATAGCGCGACACCTTTGCCCGCTCGACGTAGATATGGATGGGCGTGTAAAGGAGCGTATCCTTACTGTACGTCCCCTTGACGGACTGCACGATGCCACGCTGACTTGTTTCCTCCACGAGAAAACGGAAGGCATAGTCCATCACCCGCCCTTCTACACTCGCGCCAATGGAGAGAGGATTCACGGTTTCAAGCTGGATATTGTCGGAGAGACTGAGTTCGCCGAACGTCACAGAGAACGAACGAATGCCCCGCTCCCTAAACTCTGCGTAGGTAAGCGTATGCGGGATCTCAATCCTCGTGTCTGCCAATATATGCAGAGACTTGATAAGCTGACGCACTGTATCTGTTCCAACGGAGCAGAATTGTCCGGTACGCCGCAACGTATCTGTATTTACCGATTCCGTCCGTCCAATCCGGCGGAGCAGCTTTCCTCTAATTGATACTTTCACTCCTGTTTGAAGCAATCGTCGTGTGTCGGCGTGAACCACGCAGGATGCATGAAGTTCCCGCCTTAGATCACACGTCAGTTTTACCGGTTCTCGAATCATCGGGATAAACGTGATGTAAACGGCAGGATGGAGATGGATGCGTCCAAAAGGAAACCACGAGATGAGAACACCGGGCTTCAGCTTGATACTCATGTCCCCGCTCTCCATCCAAACTGTCGCTCTGCAAGCTCTACAATTCTCAAAGGCGTGTCGTATGCTCCCATAACGTACCCTGCCGTATCTTGCCCTACGATATGTCTTCCCTGCTCCGTAATTGTGCCGCCGCTCTTTTCAATCGCTGTCAGACAGCACAGCCCCTCTGCTGTCCGATAGGCGGGCTTTGCAAAGGGCGCAATACTGACCACACGGGAGTTCCCTCCGTACTGCGTGATAAGGGACGCGACATCGACCGACTGCAGAAGCTCCTGCCCTGCCGCCGTCGCTTCATAGCTGCCATCGCCGCAGTCGGTCATGTTTGTTTGTGTTGCCGCAACCTGCAGCAAAGCGATCTGCTCGCGGGGATCAATCGGGACATCCGACAGGATGAGATTCGAGATAAGGGCGCGGTTGTTGTCACTGAATATCTTGATGGTTCGCGAATCATACGAGAGGTTTATATCTCTTTTATTGCAAAATTCATGATCGTTGACGACGACGTGCAGGATGCCATTGCCCTCATTCCCCTGTTTGATGTGAAGCCATACGGTACTCATTGCGTACATGGGAATGATCTCAGCGATGTCGGACTGGTAAAAAAGCGAGCTGGTTCCTGCGAGTCCGGAAATGGTCAAACTGCGATAACCTCTCAGATAGATTCCGTTCTGATACCCGATGCCAAATGAAAAATCGACATCATCGCGTCCTGTTACTCCTTGGATATACAAATCGAACTTTCCGTAAAATTCCGTCGGAACTTCGGAAAGTTCGACTCCCCGCTCTTTGGAAGGCTGCCAAAAAGATACACCCGTCTTGCTGTACTGCTCGCCCGTCACCGTTGTGCCGCCGCTTGTTGAAAGCAACTCCGCATAACCAGGATTGATGTACTTGAACGACATGACGCACCTCCTAATCCGACACAAGTAACCCTTCTGCTTGAAGATCGACACTTACATCGCTTTGCGGCGGCTCATCGGAAGAACTCGTTGCTTTCACCCAGAAGATGACATTCACCGTGCCGACACCGGAAAGTGCAATCTCATCCTTCCAATCTGCTGCTGTCAAAACGGTATCAGTCGTATAATTGTGATCCATCGCCACCTTCCACTTGTCCGCATGATCGCCGACGAACTTGACCGTAAGTGTTCCATCGATGTGGAAGCCGCTCTCGCAGCGTACTGCACATTTGACGGCTTTCTGCTCGCCCTTGCCCGCATCGAGCAAAACAGAGATGGGAGAAAGTTCCGTGCCGGAGCTGACCTCCGTCCCGTCCTTGCCGCCCTCGGTCGGATTGTTCATATAGATATGCAAGAGTTCTGCCATGTCATACCCTCCAAAATTCCAGAGACAGTTTATATACCTTCGGAAAATGCGCCATATACTCGTAGGATTTCACAACAACACGCATAGAGGGCAGGATGTTCCCGCCCTCGTCCCTTACGGACACCATTGCACGGCTGTCCCAGTAGCCCTTGATTTTCTCCCAGTCGGCGGCGGTCACAACAACGGAGCAGGAAATACGGTCGCCCTCTGCAATATGCCCGAAATCCTGCACGACCGCGCCGCCGACAATCTCCAAAAGCTGCTGACGATCATCTGGTATAGTCTGCCAGTTCTCGACACTCAGCGTTCTGACCTCACCAATGTGAATATGAATTGGAATCACCTCCAAGGGCATTTTCAACAGCGGGACGGATACGGTCTGCGACATGGTCGGCGAGCATACGCATTCCCTCGTTGTCCTCCGTGACGGCATTCTCAATATGCACCTGCACATGAATCTGGCGATTGTCCGTCATGGACGGCGTGGACTGAGCACCATTGGAGGAAGAAGTGACATTTTGTCCCCCTCCCTGCACAATCTGCGCCTGTTGT